TTAGCTTTTGATACTGTGTTTATCGTCTGGCGCTGTTTTGGTCTCTATGGCTTCAATGGGCTTTTTGTGCATGTTCGACGGACTTAAACTGGACTCGGAGAAATCAGCCGACTCGACGGCGGCATACCTTGACCCGGCGGTTGAATGCGCGTAGATCATCGCCGTCGTTACGCTCTTGTGACCGGCTATATCCATGACCGTGCGCAGATCGTGGCCGGCCTGAAGCATCCTTGTGACGGCGGTGTGTCGCGTGTCGTGAAAGACCAGTCCTCCCGGTGTGAATCTCCCGTGCAGAACACGCGCTCGCTCACAGGCTTTCTTAAACGCCCAAAACATCTGTGTCTGATGTCCGGCTTCCGCTTTTCTTGTGCCATGCGCGGGGAAAACCCATTCGGAGGTTGATACAGCCTTGCGCCGCAAGAGTAATGCATGTAGCGCGGGCGAGATCGGCACGACGCGATCATCCGTGCTGTCGGTGGATCTGTCTCCGGTCTTCGTGGCCCGGACAAGTATCCACCCGTGCGGATGACCGGGACTGCGATCAAAGTACACATCCGACCAGCGGAGCGCGAAGATTTCACCGACGCGCATGGCTGTCCTTAGAGCGGTCTCGAAAACGTCTGCGGTCTGCTCGCGCACGGTTTTGTATCTGGCTTCTACTCCCTCCGGCGGTCGTCTCAGTTCGGAGAGAATCGCGCGCTCTTCGTCGAGGGTGATCACCCGGTTGCGGCGCGACTTCTTGCCTGCGATATGTGTCGGTCTTTCTGGTGGCTGCCAGCCTTTGAGTTCCGGGTATTTCTTCACCGCCTGCTTGAGGGCTGCAAGTATCGGGGTGAGGTCGGCGAAGATCGTCTGTGTTTTGATATTGGCAGCCTCGCGTAATCCGACCAGCCGCTCAAGGTGCTTATCAGTGAGTTTCATAACCGACGACGACAGCGGGATGACGAGCGACAGGCAGCAGAAGCTCCTCTCCGCTCTCCGAATCGTCGAAGGGTGACTGTTGTTTCGCTTCAGTTTTTTCATCCACTCATCGCGGACTTCTTTCAGGCTAACAATCACCTCATCCGCAGGGAAGCGATAGATGCCCCGTCTGTAATCGGCGCGGATAGCGTCGACCGCGTCCCTGCACTCGTCTCGTGTGGTGAAGTAGGAGTCCCTCGGCGTTCTGAGCCTGCGGCCTCCGAGCCGGATGTCATACACCCACACATCGCGGGGCTTGCCGTCGATGATCCTTTCGACTTTCTTTATCATAGGAGCAAAAACGAACGAGCCGCTTCGGAGCATGCCAGCCGGTGACAATTCCCCGCAGCGCAGGGTCGGCGAAGCATGCTCCGGAGCGACTCGTTGTTGAGACTATCTCCGCGCTGCCATTCGGCTTGCCACAGCCGGAGTCGGTTTTAACACATAAGCCGCGCGAGTTCAATCTGTGATATACTGCGCAACATGAGCGACGAGACAGCAAATAAGACGATCACTCTAAGTAGAGAGAGAGCCGAGAAGATCGAACAGGCAGTTCGGCTTGGGGAATACATTAGAGCGAATTTCCGGGAGTATGACCACTTCGAAAACGCTCTGAGGATAGCTAACGCTATGGGTCTCACTCCTGATTAGAGTCCCTGTCCTCTTGCCTGTCGGGTCCGACTCCCTGTCGGATGTTCAAATCCGCTCGAAGATACTTCAACTGCGCGAGTATCTGTTTGAGTGTCTTTAGCACATCATCAAGCGTTGCTGCTTCTTTCCCTTTTGCCATCAGTTCTCCTTTAGCTCTCGAACGAAAAAGATCGATACCAGCATGATGACAGCAGTAATAATGTCCACAGTAGCCCAAGTTTGGCGGGCCATGTAGATAGGCACGATTGGATTGAACAGAACAGCTATTGCGATAAAGAAACCTAGCCAGAACTTAGCTTCGTTTTGGTGGGCAATATAGGCGTTGAAGGCTGAAACGCCGGAGGTGGCCCATCTCAAGATCGTGTAGTAAGAGTAGGGATGGCGTCTGAGCGCATAAACGAGCAGGCCCGCGACGACGATTCGTCCGAGAACAGAAAACGACAGGAAGCTTTTTGGTCCCGCTTTTTTGTTCATACTTAAAGGTGAATAACTGCCCTATTATTTCTTCGACCGTTTGAATGCGACGTGTTTGCAAACTCGCGTCAGCATATCCTCGCCGGTTGATTCCGGGATTACAGATGACCAAGGTGCAGTTGGATTTTCATAGCTGGAAATCGCATAGCCATCGGTGTCATAGCTGATCTGGACCAGAGTTCTCATCTGTCTCCTCTTGCAATCAAATTCGAGTAGGTTCATCGAGTGGGAAAACTTTTCAAAACCCTTAGTACTCAACGCCTCTTTCTTTCTGGAGTGAACGTATTTTGCAGCACCAAACGGGCTAGAATCTTTCAACCCGGTCTTGATCCAAGCTTTGGCGTTGCCATTCGTCTCGATAGTAAATCGGTCAGAGTCCCAGAAATAATTCATATCAGGATCGGCAGTAATAAACTTCCAATGTCCATGACTGCGCTCATCGATAAATTCTGAAACTGCCGCATCAAGTTCGTCTTGAATCTCAGGTGGGTCAAGGTCTTTGAGGGAATACATCCCTTGCCGTTGCTGTCCGTTTTTCAATTCGTTCTTTTTACCATTTGGTTCGACCGGCTCTAGCTCGTCGGCTGAAACAGTTATAGTCTTCCTCTTGTTCGGTTTTTTAACCGGAGACTTGGACTGAGCGATTACTAAAGACGACGCGAAGATCAAAGCAACAAGACAAGTCAATATCCGCTTCATACAATAGTACCCCCTACAAACACAGCGAAGCGCGAAACTCCGCGATCTGCCGCGAGACCTCGAACTCTCGCATGAGGTCATCGACGGTCATATCAACGATTAAAGGGGCAGGCATTAGCGCGACAACGCCGACCGCCTGAGCCTGACGTTCGCGCTTCGACAGATTCGCAAGTCCTCCCATTGACAGGCAGACGCGCGAATCGACCGTGTGGTAGTCGAAATGGCAAAACTCATGAAATCCGGCGATGATTTGAAACGGGATGCGGAGCAGCCGGTTAATGTACATACATCGATAGCTATCCTCTTCAAACGCGATCCCGTGGACACGTCGCAAGGGAAGGTGAACGACATCGATATTGTGAATGTCGCACAAACCATAAAGGTCATCCAACGCGAGCGACCGGCGATTGAAGCCGGGAACCAGTCGCGAGAATCTATCGATCAACTGAGAACCAACAGAAACCATCACCGGATAAATCTATCGAAGTGCGAACAGGTTAAATGCGGGGACACTTATTTCCTTTTCTTCCTTCTCTCCTCGAAATCTTTCCGCGCGTCGGCCAAGTCTTTTATTACAGTGGCAGGCGGCTTCTTACGGGAAGGCTTCTCGCTGCCCGTTGACATCAAGTAGTTCTGCTCAGTTGTCGCGTGTCCGTTACTAACAGTTTCTGGTAACAAGAGAGGTGCTTCACCCTTTTCTTGTTCTTTAGCCTCGGTCAATAACCGGTCTATATATTCCTCAATTTCACGCATGGTCATCATCCATGAATGATCCTCGTCATGCTGGCAGCTAAAAAGACCAGACCAAAGAATCTGGTTGAAGAGATAGTTAAAGCTCCTGTCATCTGCCTCGGCGAAATCTTCTATCATTTTGCGCATCACCGGGTGCATTTGGAATGTGAAGGTCTTTTCGTCTGCTCCAAAGACGCCTTCGCTGGCGACAACACCGCTATCAGACAGCCCTAGTAGTTCTTTGATTAACTTCGATTGATCCAAGTATGGATGTCGTACTTGCAAACGAGAAATAAGCTCTTCGAGGTGCTTGCGCTCGTCTGCTGTAACCCTCACGCCGATGCTTTTAGCCTGATTGTTGTTTTTAACTTTAGCCATCACGCTCCTTGTTGAACAGTGTATTCCGAAGCAATCCCCTCGTCAAACTGCTATTGACAAGGTTCAATGTTGCTGTATAATGTTGTTCGATGTCGTTGAACAACATCGAACAACATCGGGAGTTTTTCAGATGAAGCCAAAAAAGAGGACAGTAAAAACCAAAACGATTGGGATTCGGGTAACGCCGCTGATCAAAAAAGAACTTGAGGAAAGAGCGAGTCAGCAGGAGCGGCCCGTGAGTTATCTGGTGCAGAAGTTTATCAAGGAAGGTCTGCAACGGCTTGAGGAGGCCGCATGAGGAGTCGAATCTTCCTTCGCAAACCCGGCCCACGTACAGAGGCATTGCGCGCGATAGCCGCCGCGCAGCTATGCAAAGAAGTGAAAGCCGAGAAGCAGGCCGGTTTCGACCGACTGGGCAACCAGCTGACTGATTTTTCATCGGCCAGAGCAAAAGAGTCTCTTCATGCCAGTGGTTAGCTACGCACTCGCGGCCTACAGAGAAGAGCTTACGACGCTTGCCGAACTCGCGGGCGAGCGCGGCGAGAAACTGAATTTTTTTCGAGGCACCTGGGGCGTGCGCGAGGTGGCGGCATTTCTGGGACTCGATTACGAGACCGTCCGCCACCGGCGCGCGGGCTTGAACCGCATCCCGGTGGTGCGCTATCCGTCAGGCGGAAAGGGCAAGAGACACCCTCTCCGTTTTTTGCCCCGCGACATAATCGCCTTCCGCGAAAATCACTATAAGGAAGGCGTTACGAGCATCACGGCCCGACGGATAGCGAACTTGGGATAGCCGTTTGGGAGTGTGGTTGGTTGGAAATGCGGGTGGTTAATTCTCCCACACGCCCACACTCCCATACTCCGATGCTTTGAAAGACAGCCCCTTCGAGCGGTTCGGCGCGCTCCCCAGAACCACGCGCCGGATCGGGCGCAGGCAGGTTTCCGATAACCCGGCTTTCCTGCCTGCGCCGGTAGTTTTTGGTGAGCCGGGTCACACAGGAGAAAAGCCGGGTTATGCAAGCAATCAAACACTATTCAACCCTCCCGGTTGCAGCGAGCGAAGAAGACCTCGCGGATTTAGACGAAGCGAGGCGCAAAGTCCCTTTTCAACCAAGTCGGTCGAAGTTCTCTCTGGGCTGCTTGAGGCTTTGCCTGAGAAGGATAAAACAGGGCGAGCTTCGACCGGAAGATATAGGTTCTGAGCTTTCTATGGGGCCTGCGGGGCTGGCGAGGGAGGAAGGATGAAACGAAACCGGATGGACGCGCTCGCTTTCATGCTCGTTCTGCTCGCGCTCGTATGCCTGCTGATTGTCGGCGAGGGGATCATCGCGATTATTGGATACCTGAAGGAGGCGTTCAGATGAGCGTGAGTCTGACGAAGCAAGCATTCCAGGGGCGGAAGCGGCGCTCGAATTTTTATCGCTATCGCTGTGGTCGAAAGCGCGGTTTCAGGTTCCGCTCCGATGCGGTCAGAGCCATGCAGTCACTGCTCGAAAGAGGCGAGTCCGACCTGCACGTCTATCGCCATGAGCGATGTGGCGGTTTTCACGTAGGACATAAACCGGCTTTCACGTAGGACACAAATGGAGGGAGCATGATCGAAGACGACACGGTTGAAACCGGCTCCAGGAGCCGAACGCATCAAACGGCAGCACATTTTTTCGAGGTAGCTGGCACGTTCTTCACTCACTACAGCAAGTACCTTTTACACGGACACGAGCCTAACAAATCGGAAGTGGCGGCGCTATTCCACATGACGCAAAGGGCGATCACGGCGACGCTCACCGTCGAGCGACTCGCCGCCGGTGACGAGAGGGGAGCATGTATGGCGATCTTCGATGCGATTGCGCCGGAGGGATGGTTTGCTATCTTTGACGAACATGTACGCTCGTTCGAGTGCCGTCACTGCGGCGAAGTGGTGAGGTTCACCCAGACCACTATTGGGCGCAGTGACGAAGAAGACCGCGCCGCTATAGAGCGCGAACTGGATCATCACACCGGGAATTGCACGCGCGTCAACTAACAGGTAAGAGGGTGAGCGTAAAAACATCGAGTCGCGTTTGGGAACATTCTTTCGGGCCGGACTCACGCAGGATATTACTGCTTGCCCTGGCCGACCGATGTGATGACGATGGCCTGGGATGGCCGGGACTTAAAGACCTGATGCGAAAGACACACAAATCGAAACGGAGAGTGCAAGCTCTGCTCAAGGAATCGGTCGAAGCGGGGCAACTCTTCATCCTTCACCCACACGCGCAGGGCAGAGGAAGTAAAACCTACTTTTTCGTGACCTGCGGCCTGGACAGAGAAGCCATACGTGAAATTTTGGAAAAGCACCCTCATCTCCGGCTTCCGCCGCTCGCAGCAAACCAGCATGCGGAAGCGATAATCACCCGGCGGGAAGAGCAAGAAAGGGTGATATCGGCATCACCCTTTTCCAAGCCCCGAAAGAGGAGAAAGGGTGATATCGGCATCACCCTTTCCGAGTCGAAAAGGGTGATGCATGACGACACCCTTTTCGATGCTGAAGTTAGCACGGAAAGGGTGATATCTGGAGTGCAAAAGGGTGATATCCAGAGCGAAAAGGGTGATATCCACGGCACAGAAAGGGTGATATCCACGGCACGAAATTCCCCGGAACTGTTTGATTTGAAAGCGGAAGCGGCTTCGAACGTCATGTCTATCCGTCATGAAGAACGTCATGTAGGAACGTCAGTCGATCCGTCATGCGCGCGCGCGGACGAGACGGACGAGACAGCCTCAGAGGAAAATTTTTCTCCTCCGGAGAAATTTTACTGGACGCTCGACGACTCCGATCCGGGAGGCTTCGACAAACTCGTGGTCGCGCTTGAGTATGAACGACTCACCGGACTACAACTGATCCGCGCCGACAGAGAGCAGATCGAGATAGCGGCCGCGGCTTTCGAGTTTTCATCAGCGGCGGTGTGTTCGCTGATGCAAAAAATCCGGGACCGCACAGGCTCGCCTGTGCGGTCGTTTCGTTACTTTCAGGTTTCGCTTAGTGAACTTCACGACAGATGCGCGCGGGCGGCGCGCTCGACTATGGGAGTTGTCGCGGGCAGCTCTCTCGCTCAAAAGCGGAGTCTTATCCTGCGCGCGGTGCGGCGCGAGATCGCCGCATGGAATTCCACACAAGGAGGGAAGAGATGAGCGTTGTTTACCTTCAAAAAGTTTTACGCGAGTCTGACGCCGAGGGCGAGGAGAGGATGCTGTTGATGGTGATGGCCGACCTCGCTACCGAGACCGGCAGTTTTTGGGCGAGTGAGGATCTGCTGGCTGCCCGGACGAGAATGCCTGTAGAGCGCGTGTCTATCGTCAGGAATCGCCTGATCGCATCGGGCGAGATCAGGCCGGGTCCCGCGAAGAATATTTACGAGTTCGCGAGGCTGTGATAATCGTCTGCCCGTTATGCGCTCGGTCGGTCGTAGTGAAAGAGGAGTCGCTGGCGCGACTCATTCAGCGGTACGGATGCGATCCATGCCGCTTCGAGGAGGAAGAGAGTATGAAGCAAAAACCACAGTTGGAGTCATCCGAGATCGAGCTTATCGAAATCTCGGCGATAGGTTTTTCGCCCACCAATCCGAGACGGACTTACTCGTCTGAGGGACTTGAAGAACTGGCCGAATCGATCAAAGCGCACGGGGTGCTCGCACCCGTCGTCGTGCGACCCACAGGAGACAGGTTCGAACTCGTCGTCGGCGAACGCCGGGTGCGAGCCTCGGTAATAGCGATGGTGGGGCATGTGCCTGCGATAGTGCGCGAGCTTACAGATATCGAGGTCGAGGATTTGCAAATAGTCGAGAACGTCCAGCGCGAGGATGTTGATCTGATCGAGCAGGGCGAAGGTTACAGACGGCTCGTCAGGGACAGATCGTGGTCGGTGGAGCTTCTCGCCGAGAGAGTAGGAAAGAAGACGCGCTACATCTACGGGCTGATGAAGCTCGCGGATGTTCCCGAATCGGCGCGCGCGGCCTTCAGGTCGGGGAAGCTTACGAAGTCGCATCTGGAACTGATCGCGCGCATCCCCGATCCCGACCAGCGCGAGAAGGCGACGGGTCAGATACTTCATCCCCCGGCATGGCAGGCGGGCGACGGCGGAGTATTGCCCGTCCGGGCGTCGGCGCAGTTGATAGAACGGGATTATTCGCGCGAACTCAAGCGCGCGCCGTTTTCGCGCAAGGACGCGGAGCTTCTGCCCGAAGCGGGAGCCTGCGACGCCTGCCCGCACATGGCCGGAAATAATCCTCTCTTCGAAGGGACACGTGCGGACGTGTGTACTCTGCCGTCGTGCTACGAGCGAAAGCTCGCAGCGCATAACGCGAAGCTCATCGAGCGTCACCGCGCGGACGGGGCCGAGATCATGCCCGTGAAGCAGGCGAAGGAACTCTTCAACGGAACGACTCTGACCTGGAATGCAGGCAAGGAGTTCGTAGACCTCGACGCAAGATGCCAGGAGGATTCGAAGGGGAGATCGTTCGGCCAGATCGTCAAGGATCAGGTCAAACCCGTGATCGCCGAAGACATGCATGGCACGCCGCATCGACTCGCGGCACGGGCAGAGGTGTCGAAGCTGCTCAAGAAAGCAGGCGTACAGCAGACTCCGAAGGTGTCTAAATCCTCCTCGCAGACAGTCGAGCAGAAGAAGGCTGAAGATGAGCGAAAAGTCAGAGAAGCGGTCGTCGCCCGCATCGCGGGTCTCGCCGCGGCGAAGGCGCAAAGGCAATGGGTGACGATGAGCGGCCCTGTGTCTCTGCTGTCGTTCTTCCTCGAACAGGTGATCGCGTCCGGTTCCTTCGGGGATGTGTTTTCGAAACTCGATAAGGCGGCGATTCGCCGGAAGTGGATAAGCGAGAAAGAGGCGAAGGAGGATTTCGACGCTGCGGACAAGCGGATACGGGAGATGCTGCCTAAGATGACAGTGCCTGAGATGATCGCGTTAATCATCGAGTGCGTCTTTCTGAAAGCCGGAGAGTATGTTTATCACGAGTATAATCAGCGATTCCTCGCGCTCGCTAAGGGATGGGGTTTCGATCTGCGCGAGATCGCATCGAAGGTGCGCGCTGAACTCAAGAAATGTAGCAAATCTTCAACAAAGCCTGATGCTGAGAAGAAGCCCGGACGGGCGAAAGCGGCAGGGAGGTGATCATGTCGGCGGCGAAGAAGATGCGAGTGACTCTCTCCGAGCTTGCGTGCGAGATAACAGAGCGCGCCGCCAAGGTTGATGATAACCGGCAGATGAATTTTCTGAAGGAGGGCTTGTGATGGACGTGTCGATTCTTTCCATGCGGGCCTGCAAAGAAGGTGAAGAAGTGAAGGAAGTAGCAATAACTAGAACGAAGCCAGCGCGAGGCGGGGCGGGATACATGGGCACTTGCCCCGCTTGCGGCAACCGGAAACGCCTGAATAGCTTTTACGAAAACGGGCAACTGCTTTGGGCGATTTGGTGCAAGTGCGGAAACATGCAAACGCTCGGCACGACAACGCAGATAGAAGCATGTCTGAATGAGGGAGAGTAGGAGATGACATACAAAGCACAGAGCGGAGCGCATAGCAAACACATACTTACTTACCATCTTATGTGGGTGATTAAGTACAGGCGCACGGTCTTGACTCGCGCAATGTCGGCGCGTTGTGCGACCGAAAGGGGGTATGAGAGTTATGAAGCTGAGCGAAGCAGAAAAGAAGGCTCTCACGGCGAGGGCTATCGAGGAACTTAAATTATTTGACCGGCCTATCGTCCTGACACTCGACATCAAAATGATGTTGATGATGATCGGGCAGTTGCAATTAGCCTTTCGTCATCCCGGAAACGTCGGGTTGTCGCGGCAGGAGATCGAGGCGATTGTCCGGAACCTGATCGAAGAGATCGATCCGAGCAGAGGCGATATCTATAAACTGTTGATGCTCGGCTTCGATCCGAAACACGATGCTTGAGAGGGCGAAGCATGGAAACCTTCGTATTTGCGATGTCGATCTTCAATATCTTTCTGGGCGTGGGTCTGTTGGTCTCATACGTCCGGCTGGCGCGCGAGCGTCGTAGGCTCAACCGCGAAGTCGCGCGCTGGATCAGCAGCAAAGAGCGTCTTGTGAATGGAGGCGCGGCGATCCGCAGCGGTGAATTCGGTAGCGATGATGGCGTTATATGTTGTAAGTGCGGCGGTCGGACATACCTTAGTGGCTCTCCCGCGCCCTGACAGGCGTTCTAAAACTCTCCCTTAACACCTGCATATAGTATTATCATTTATCACGTCCCACCTGATGAGTCCCCCGGACTCACGACTTGCCGAAATCGAAAACGCGACAAAGCGCGACACCTCAGAGCCGCCCCAAAGCGAGAAAGCAGAAGGTCGCCGAGGGCATCATCAACGGAAAGACCGATTCCGAGATAGCGCAGGAAGTCGGCATATCAAGGAGCCAGGTTCAGCGCATCAAACACCAGCCTGAAACCTACTTTCGTTTGCAGCAGCTTCTCTCTCCTCACCGCGAGCAGATCGACCGCATCATCCAGAAGTCTCTCGATGCTGTCGAAGCCGGACTGTCTGCCGCGCTTCTAACTCAGATCGGCACTTACATGCAGCAGCCCGACGGCACGTTCACGCCCGATCATCGCGTGCGTCAACTTTCGGTGCAGAATGCAATCCGCCTGTTCGACGTGGCCGAGCCTAAGACGAATATTCCGTTAGTGGCCACCATCACGCTTGAACAGCTTGAGGAGATGTTGGCGCAGGGGTCAGTCAAATGAGATATACCCGCGCGCTGCTCGACCGCTTCAACGACGACGCGGAGTTCTGCCGCGACTCTCTCTGTGTCCTCGATAAGCACGGGCAGCTTGTCGCGATGGAGCAAAACCAGGCACAGAAGGTTCTGAGCAAGAAGATCAAAGAGATTCGCGCGAAGGGCAATCCGGTCCGACTCGTCATACTCAAATCTCGCCGCGCGGGTTTCTCAACTGGCGTCGCGGCGCGTCTCTTCCGCGAGACCCCATTCAGATCGGGGCAGAAAACGGTAGTCGTCGCGCAGGACGCGAAGGCGGTCAAAGAATCGCTCTTTCCGATGTATGACCGTTTCCAGCAGTATTATAGGCCGTTCGGCGCAACCGACGACTTCGGCGGTATCGCTCTCCCTGAACTCATAAGCGACCGGCAAGACGGGATCGAATGGGAAAACCAGTCGTCGATACTGATCCAGACAGCAAAAAACCTCGAAGGGTCGCGCTCGTTTGGCTTCCGCAGAATACATCTCTCTGAATTCGCCTTCTACCCGAATGCGAAGAAGCTCATGACCGCGCTGATGCAAACCGTGCCGGACGACCCGGATACGTTCGTCGTCGTAGAGTCGACGGCTAACGGCATGGGCGGGCCGTTCTATGAGTTGTGGATGGAGGCCAGCGCGCAGAAGAAGAAATCTATCTGGGAGCCATTGTTTTTTCCTTTCTGGATGGACCCGGACTGCTGGCGCGCTCTCGACGTCCCGCCCGATAGATTTCAACAGAGCATGACGGACGCCGAGCATCGATTGATGCAACTCTATTCGCTCCATCTCGAAGTCATTAACTGGCGCAGGTGGGCGATAGCGAACAAGTGCGGCGGCGACGACGGAATATTCGATCAGGAGTATCCGCATAATCCACGCGTTGCGTTTTTGCTCACGGGCCGACCGCGATTCACCATAGCTAACATCGAAAAGCAAACCGAGGTCGCCGGCACAGTCGGTGAATTAGATCAGGAACAAGTAGGCACGAGAGTCGAGCTAATCTTCAGGCCGAGACCACAGGGCGCGCTAACGATCTGGAAGAAGCCGTCGAGACTCAGGCAATACATCATCGGAGCCGACACATCGGGAGGAATCGATATCAACGAGGGCGAAGGCACTCCCGACCCGGACTTTTCCGTCGGGCAGGTTTTCGAGCGAGAGATGCGCGAGCAGGTCGCTATGCTCCGTGAGAGGATCGCGCCCGCGGCGTTCGGCGATTATCTCTTCGATCTGGGCAAGTGGTACAACTGGGCATTCATCGTCCCGGAGGTCAACGCCGAGGGGCTGTCCACTGTGGACAGGTTGGAGATTCTAGGATATCCGCCGGAGCGCATCTACAAACGTCGCAGGACTGACGAGACAGGCAATCCGGTGACGAATTTAGTGGGCTGGAAGACGACGGCCATCACACGCCCGCAGTTGATCAGTCACCTCGACCGCGCTATCAACGAGGGCGACATCATCATTTACGATGAAACCACCCTCCAAGAACTGCGGACGTTCGTGTATAAACCGAATGGCAAACCCGAAGCCGCTAAGGACTGTCACGATGATTGCGTTTTTGCGGCGGCGCTCGCAGTGGTGGGGCTGATCGAAGCCCCGATCTTCCGTGATGACACGAAGACGCGAGCGAGCGCGGCGAGAAGGTATGCTCCCACGATGAGGGAGCGGATAAGCCACAGCCGATATGGAGAGCAGAGGAAAGACGATGGATGGGATGACTGAGATTCGGCCCCGGATTATCTTTGATAAAGAAGTGTTCCCCTTTCGGGGGTTTTCTGATATGAATCAGACTGTTATTCAGGTGTTCTATAGCAACGAGAGAGGTAGAAGATGGATACATTCCACCCGAACGGGCCGGTAGTCGTCGAACGCGCCAAGTCCGTCGCGGTAGTCGACTGGGGCAAGACGCCTTTCATCATCGGCAATGGGATAAGCATGGTCGATGATGCGAAGTCGCAATCAGACGAAGCTCCCGACGACGGCGCGCTCGACACAACGCCTCTGACTCAGACCGCGCCGGAAGAAGGCGAACAGACGGACGATCAACTGCCCGAATCGCGCGAAGAAGAAAAGCAGGAGGTAGTTCCGACTTCGGACGCGCCCGTCGAGAAGGTCGCTGACGAAGTACAAACGTCTGTACCGGCGACCGTCGAGAGTTGATATGCAACGGGGGAGGGCGGTCGCAGCCTCCCCATAACAACAGGAGTGACTGCGACCACTTCACTGTCCCACACGCCTGAGTCCCCCGGCTCACGGTGATGCAAGCAATCGACCCAGCCGTCCCGACAGCCGGGAAGCTGCCCAGACCCAAGGGCAGGCAGTTAAAACTGTCTGAGCGCGAACTCAGACGGCTCACCCAGCGAATCACGGAAGATTTCTCATCAGCCATTGCCGACCACAGGCGGCGCATGAATCGCTTCCTTCGCTATCTGCGAGTATGGCGCGATCCCGTGGGCGGGCCGGGAGGCGAGCATGGCGCATCGAATTTCGCCGTGCCGCTCACCGTCTGGCAGGTCTTCACGAAGTGGGCGAAAGTGTGCGACGCGCTTTTAGGTGATGACGCCGAGATTGTCGCTACTCCCACGGCTCCGACCGACGAGAAAATAGTCCATAAGATCGGACGCTATATGACGTGGCGCTGCTTCGTCTCGATGCAGTGGGCTATCGAGTTAATAACATTTTTCTTTTATCAAATCATGTTCGGGCGCGCGATAGCATACGCGCCCTATCGATACGAAGAGTATGAGGTTCCGGGCGAGGGCAGAGTCGTAGATTACGACGCGCCGGATTTCCGCGCGCTCTGGCCCGACGATATAGTCGTTCCCGCCGAGGACGTAAAAACCATCCATGGTTTTTCATTCGTGCTTCGCCGCTATAAAGCGACGCCGGAGGATTTGCTCGACGGCGATGGGAAGCTCTACTCCGGCATAGAGGAAGACTGGGAGCAGATCGTCCGGGCTGCGCGCACGTCGGAGACCCGCAACTGGGAAACCGATGAGATAACTCGGCTTCGCGATGAGTTCGAGGGAGTCGCCCGCGACAACTCCCAGACGTGCCGAGAGGTTCTGGAAGTATGGGAGTGGTATGGAAGATGGCGCATGCCTAAAGGCCGTATGGACGCGCGCGAGGATAACCTCGACCGCCGTGAGATGCGGGAGACGGAACTCGTCGTGCGATATCTGCCGGCAATCGACAAGGTGATCGGCGTCCAGCGGCTGGACGAGCTTTATCCTCGCCAGCGCAACCGTCGCCCGTTCGTCGAATCCTCGATGGTCAAGGACGGCTCCTACTGGTGTCCATCTTTCCCTGAACTGTTGGGGGAGATCGAGATGGAGCTATCGGTAAACTCCAATCTGGCGACGGAGGCCATAGAGCGCAGCGTCGGGCCGCTCATCTTCTACCGTCCGGGTACAGGATTCGCGCCGAAGGTGCTGATCTACGAGCCTCACAAAATGATTCCCGTAGATAACCCTCGCGACGATGTGAATGTCATCTATCTGAAAGCCGACCTCAGCGGCGCTGTCGCGCGCCAGCAGGAGTTGCTCGCTTACGCCGAACGAGTGACGGGCATAACTGATCAAAACATCGGACGCGCCATAGATCGCCCGAACGCGCCGCGCACCGCGCGCGGGCAGATCGCGCTACTCGAAGAGGGCAGCGTGCGTGTATCTTTCGACACAAGAACGCTGAGAGAGGATTTGAGGCTCGTGCTTCAACATCTCTGGAACATCGATAGTCAGTACGCAGCGCCGGAGATATTCTTCCGCGTGACCGAAGAGCAGGCGCGCGGGCTGTTCGATGTGAGCGAAGGATTCGGCAAGCTCACCGAGCGCGAGCGCGGCGCAAGATTCGACTTCGATCTGAGGTTCGCCACATCCGCGCATTCGAAGGAGGCGAGACGCGAGCGCGAGGCGCAGACGCTCACGGCGCTTATGACCGCCCCGATAGTGCAGACGAATCCGCAGGCGCAATGGCTCATCCTCGACGATTATCTCAAGGCCCAAGGTAAATCCGGGATGTCGAAGTTCATGCCCAAGCCCGCGGAGATTCCGCTCCCCATAGAGGCCGCGGATGAATGGACTCTCGCGCTTCAGGGCGAAGAGATATCGGTTCACCCGCTGGATGATGATCAGCGGCATATCGAGACGCACCAGCAGCGGCTCGTTGAAGAGCAGGCGAAGCCCGCCGATCAGCGCGACACAGAAGCGGAGATGGTCATGGCCGCGCACATACTCGATCATATGGAATCGCTTCAACAGAAGCAGCAGGCGCAGGCGCAAGCTAATGCTTTGGCGAACGCGCTTGGGTTGGGAGCAGAGACCGGAGAACCGGCTCCACCGGCATGGCAGATTCCGCCTCAGTCGGAGGTCTGATGGATGAACTAATCGAAAGTCTGGAAGAGTTGAAAAATCATACGGGCTATAAGGCAATCATCGATCACCTCACGGAAGAGGCGAGGCGCACGGCGAAGGAACTTGTCGAGCATGACCTCAATGAGAAAAAGACAGCTTCACTCAGAGGGCTGCATATAGGGCTGAAACTGGCGGTGCAGACGAGAGAGAGGCTTATTGAAGAACGACGCGCCGAACTCGACAAAAAGGAAGAAGGCATGTTGAGAGCGCGCATGAGAGCGAGTCGGCGGCGATAGTCGGGACTACCCTAGTCGGGACTACCCTAGTCGGGACTACCCTAGTCGGGACTACCCTAGTCGGGACTACCCTAGTCGGGACTACCCTGCCGGGCCGCAGAGCAAGTGAAACGATGCTTACGACCGAGCCAGTCGTACTGAGAACGAAAGATCATCCGAAGAAAGGTCAAAAGGGAGAATCTTATTCGATCCTCTTCGACCTCGACGATGGGCGCGAACTTGTGATCGAGTTCGGGCAGGCAACGCACGACAAGTTCCGAGAGATATTGTCCCTAGTCCCCCGGAACACTCGCAATGGTAATAGCAAACGCCGGCGTGCTGCTTCAGGCAAGAAGAAAGTGCAACGTCTGCCAGCGACACAAACCGGCAAACGAGATGGTGAGCGGGAATGAGAAACGCGGTTATTTATGCACGGCCTGTTACTACAAGCACCATGAAAATCTCCGCGGGTTGTCTCGCTCAGGCCCGCGGGCCTGCAACGAGTGCGGGGTGAGTTTCGCGCTACTCGTCGAGAGAAAGCCCACGGCGACTATGACCGTGCATGTAAAAGATGGCGTGCTGCAAATTCTCTGTAAGAGGTGCGCCGATAGATTCGAGCCGAAAGCCCCCCAGTACAAAGGCACGCTCTACGGATACAGGAAGGGTTATAAATGACGACCACTCGAACTCGAACTTACGCCATCCTTGAATTGAGCGATGGCGCATTCGAAGAAATCAAAGCGAAGCTCGAAGAGGCAGGCTATCAACATGCCTACGATAATGACGAGGGCCGAACCATTATCGATATGCATGGCATCGCGGTCGCGAAGGAAGAAGAGTGAGAAGACGAGCCAGAAAAAAGATCATAGCGATCATACGAGCGATCATACGCCGCGCCGTCGGCGTCTCGGTGGAGGGGCGATGGCAAAATCGATAGCGATACAGCCGCCTCTTTTCAAAGGCGCGCGTCGAACCTATTTCAGAGAGCGTCGATCCGAACACTCGCACCAGGTGCGCTTCATTCAGTGGTGTCTCGACTCGGCCCGGATGCAGGGCGATCCACTCAAGGCTGAAGCTCTCAGATGGATTCATTCGATTCCGAATGGCGCATACACCACGCCGAAACAGAAAGCGAAGCTCAAGGCTGAAGGGCTGACTCCCGGCGTCCACGATCTGCGCGTGGACTGGGTGCGACGCGACGCTTACGGGCGGATCATCAGCCCCGGAATGATCATCGAGATGAAGCTTCCCGGCGAGAAGTACACGCCGGAGCAGCTTGAGTACAAAGAGTTCATGGAAAAGCAGGGATTCACCGCTGTACTCGCGCGCAATTGGCAGGAAGCCGCTGTCGCGGTCATAGAACATCTTGAATTGACGCGGCATGCGGGGCTTGAACTGCCTTGCGCGCGAGTACAGCGGTGAGGGAGAGTAATATGGGTTGGGAAAAGTTATTAGACGAAAAAACAAACATTCTTATCTGCACGGTTGGATTGCCTAAAAGCGGCAAGACGACGTGGGCAAAAAGGCAGGGCTATCCGATAGTCTGTCCTGATTCGATCCGTCTGGCTCTTCATGGCCAACGATTCGCTGCACAGGCGGAGCCTTTCGTCTGGGCTATCGCAAAACTGATGGTGCGTTCGCTGTTTCTCGCAGGGAACAAAATCGTCATACTCGACGCGACGAATAACACACTGGCGCGCCGCGACGAGTGGAGGCATCCTGACTGGTCGCTCTACTTCAAAGTGATTGCTACGTCCGTTGATGAGTGCATCAAGCGGGCAAAGGCCGAAGGCGACGAGCAGATAATTCCTGTAATCGACCGTCAGGACGCCGAGCATCAGCCGCTCGCCTATGACGAAGATGAGTGGCCCGGTCTAAAAAAGTCTTGAAAGAGGGAATGGCTGACTTACAATCGCAATAGAACGCCCGCCGAAGCGTTCCTCAGAATCGCAGTGAGAACACAACTCCCGATTCACCCACCGGCAGCCTGAGCGAAGCTTAAATCGCTATGAGGACACATGGCGAATTTAAGCGATCACTTCCAAACCACAATCACGAGCGAAGAGCCGGTCGATAAGACTGGCGAGCAAACCGGGAACAAGCAGGGCGTCTCTTCGGAAGCCGAGCTGCAGCGGCAGATCGAGCATGAGCGAACGCTCAGAGAAGTCGCCGAGCGCGAGCGCGAGACCTATCGCCTGCTGGCCCAAAGTAAGCCGGAGTCGGCGCGCAAAGAAGAGCCTGAAGTCGATGACCTCGGCGAGGTTGATCTGGTGGATATCGTGTCGGGGAATAACGTCGAGGGTCTGTCGAAGGTCATGCAGGCAACGATTCGCAAGACGCTCAAAAGCATGGGCGTGACGACACGCGGGGATGTCGAGCAAATGGTTGCCGAGCGAGCGAGCGAGCTATCGGAGACGGGTCACCTCGTCGAACGATACCCCGGACTCGGAGAAGTCGATTCGGATTTCAAAAAAGAAGCGCGGCGGCAGTTCGAATTGATCGAGCGCGACCCGCACTACTCAAAACTCCCGGACATCAGGAAGGTCGAGATCGCCGCCATGCGCGCCGAGTCCGCGCTTAACGGAAAGCAGCAGAGCAAGGCGGCTGATGAAGCCGACCGGCGGGAAAGCATCAGCTTTCAGCAGGGCGCAGGCGGCAACCGGGGTCGCGAGTCAAATTCCTCTGGCGAACTCACACAGGGCGAAAAGGAAGCTTGTCGCATTTATGGCGTGAGCGAGGAGCAGTTCAAAAAGCAGAAGGACGAGATGAAAGCCTTTCGGAGGTGAGCATGGGAAGAAACGTTATCCGATCAGAGAAGAGTGAGAGCAGGCGAGAAGACAAAAACACGGCAGCGATGGCCGGAATCGGCCCGGATCAGTTGCCTGTCATGTACTCGGAAGAAGAGATCGCGCGAAAGCAGGCCGCAGGCCCGCTGGTGCATGTGATACGCGACGAATGGCACGGGCAAGTCGAAACCGGCACAGACCCGTTCGACGCCGCCGCAGAACCTTACAAGCAAGCAAATCCCGATAAGCATTTTCGCTTCCTCAGCAATGAGCAGTCGAAGAAGCGCACAACGCGCGGATTCCAGAAAGTGAGAGCCAAAGACGGCGGAGATGTGAGAGCAGGAAATCAAACCCTCCACTGGATACCGAAAGAGGAGAAGGAACACCGCGAGCGCAAGCTCGCCGAAACCAGCAACGCCGCCCTCAAGTCCGTAGAAGAGAATTACACCAAGGCAGAAGCAGAAGCGCAGCGCGACGGGGGCGTGGAAATCCTCAAATCTCAAAGCGCGCGATATCGGCCCTCGCGTGTCCGCGTAGGTTAGCCCCCGGAGTAAACAGAGATGGCGAATGCAGACTGGCCGCATGGCCTCTGGCCGCTTTACACCCAACACGGCGGCCCGTGGGGAGTCAAAGAGTTGACGAAAGACTCCGCGCAGGCGACCGCGATATTTCGGGGCGATCTGGTGGCGCGCGAAGCAGACGGCAAGCTCGCGCCGGGAGGCACTCCGGGAGCGACGCTCTACGATGGCGTGTCGCTCGACTTCGGCGCGGCAAGCACCGAAACTCAGCAACTTATAGTCGTCGATCCTCTCGCCATATTCGAGGCCCAGGACAACGGCGACGGCATTGATGAGGTTGATGAAGGACTCAACGTCAACTTCGAATTCAACGCTGGCAGCGCCTCGACGCAAGTGAGCGGACACGAACTCGACGGCAGCACAAAGAATACGACCGCCATACTCGACGCGCACATCATCGGGCGGCTGAAGATTCAAAACAACGATTTCGGAGCCAACTGCCGATTTGAAGTGCAGATCAACAAACACCGTCGCGCATTCGGCGTGGCCGGGGTCTAGTCCCCCTAGGGATGAAAGCACAAGGAGGATTAGACAGTGATAACCAGAACACAATTCCCGGACACTTTTCTTGAGGATCAGCTTCCGGCGCTGCGCGTGGTGACGATGGGAGAGTACGAGCGATACAAAGACGAGTATCGCGAGGTGTTCAACGTCGAGGATTCGGATCGCGCGATAGAGCAGTTCACAGAAATCACCGGCTTTGCAACGATGGCGGAGATCGCAGAAAGCGAGCCGGTCACTTACGACGACCCGCTTCAGGCATTCGACAAAACCTACGTCCACCGCAAATTCGGTCGAGGATACAAGGTCTCGCAGGAAATGATCGACGATGACAAGTTCCGCATCGTCAAGAATCTTGCGCGCGAACTGGGTATCTCGGCTAAAGAGACCGTCGAGATCGAAGCCGCGCTCGTTTTCGACCGCGCGTTCAACTCGTCATTTCTCGGCCCGGACGGAGTGTCGCTCTGCTCGACCGCGCACCCGCGCGTTGGCGGCGGCGTGCAGTCAAATCGCCCGTCAACGAATCGCGATCTGAACATCCCGGCCATAGAAGTTGCGCTCACGCAGTTCTCGACCTGGACGGATCACCGAGGGAAGAAAATCCGGTGCAGGCCGAAGAAGCTGGTTGCGGGCCCTGCGCTGGAATGGACGATGGCTGAGATACTCGCAGGACCGATGAGGAGCGACACGGCCAACAACACTGTGAACGCCTTTCGCCATCGCGCGAAGGAATCGCCTTTCACCGATTACATGGTTTATCACTATCTCAACGACCCTGACGCATGGTTTATCATCGGCGACACAAGCCATCCGAGATATGGATTGACCTTGTTCTGGAGAAAGAAATTCGACACGATGTCGGATCGAGATTTCGACACGGATTCGGTGAAGACTGCAGGCCGCATGAGATTTTCGGTAGGCTGGCATAGCTGGATGGGCTTTTACGGATCGCCCGGACAATAGCGGTTTTCGGAAAGCTGGGTGAGCAAAGGGGGCGCTTACACTCAGCCTGGGGCGACGGTGGTCAGGGACAGGCCAATAAGCCGTCGCCCGCAAACTATCCCCGACGCCGACCGTTTAGACCCGTCGAAGCGATTAGGCTTCGAGCGTAATCGCTCAACGTCTTCAGACGGGGAAAATAGATCAGTCGCGCGTGAGGAAGACATGGGAGTAACAAGATTCGACATAGTTCAAGCAAATCAGTTCATCGGCGCACAGGCACCGCAAAGCCCATGGGGGCGAGCCTGGTACGTTGATGGGAATCAGGGAGGCGGGAGCGGCAAATCTCCTGAGAGCGCGTTTCTCACTATGGAGGAAGCCTTCGCCGTCATCCGATCGGGAGACGCCATCTATCTACGCGGAAATATTCGTGAACAGCTATCGACTCCCGCGGGCGTCTTCGACGTTCACATAATCGGCCCGTCGCCGGTGACACGTCACCCGGACTCACACTCAGACCTCGGCGGTTTCTCTTCGGCGCGCTGGAACGCTCCGGCTTCGCCCACGGCCTCGACGCCGCTTTTGAAAATCCAGCAGCAGGGATGGCGCATCACAAACACACTCTTCACCGGCGACGAAGATGATAGCGTCGGCTGTGTCCAGTTATTCCGCGATGGCGGATCGGGCGACGACGAGCGCGACGCCTCGCACTCACAGATCACCGGATGCCGCTTTCAGGGAGGGTTGTACGGGATTCAGGATTCGGGAGGATGCGCGCGCATAAGCATCGATGACAACGAATTCATGCTCTTCTCGGAGTCGGACAACGACGCGATTATAAATGTCACCGGCGCCGGGATCGGCACGCTCTGGGGATGGCGGATCAGAGGAAACGATTTTCACGCCAACCACACAGACATCGATGCCGCGCTTTCAGGCGCGAGGATCACCGACAACCATTTCCATCACGTCTCGCTCGGAGTGACAAACACGATAGCGATAGACGAGACCGGAGGGGCGGAAAACCTGGTCGCGCGCAATTTCTTCTACTGCGCTTCGGATGAAGCATCCGTGGTCAACGCGCGCTTCGTCAAAGCGGCGTCGTCGATTTGGGGGCCGAACTACTACTCCGACAAGGAAGAGTACGGCGAGCCAGCAGAATAGGATCATGAGGGGAGCGACTAAATACGCGCCGCAGTATGTGCCGATAGACACCACCGAAGGGATGGTTTTGGTGGAGGCGGTCGAGGGCTTTCGGATTCGAGTACACAATATCGTACTCATCGCGTCAGATGATACGACTGTTTCCTTACACAGCGTCACTGTCGGCGAAGAGGAAATCCAGACCCCTCTGACGGGAGAGATGACGCTCACGACTGCCTCCGGGTTCGCGCCGGGAGAAGCTGAGATGGGCCACTTCGAAACCAATCCCGGGGAGTCGCTCGTCTTAGAGCTCGGCGTTGAGGTGCAGGTAGGCGGATGGTTGGTCTACGCCCTGGCGCAGTGAGGAGTGGAAATGGGAAGCCTTCTTCTACTCGGTGCGGGCGGCGGAGGCGGCGGAGGCGGCGGAGGCGGCGGAGGCGGCGGGCCGACGCTGGCGCTCGGTCTAGTGGCCTACTGGAAACTGGACGAAGAGAGCGGCGCGCGCAATGATTCTGTCGGAAGCCTTCACCTGACGGATAATAACGGCGTGGGTCAGGCTGCCGGGAAGATCGAGGGCGCTGCTCAGTTTACTATTGAAAATGATGAGTACCTCTCGATTGACGACAATCCGGACTTGTCGCTGGGATCGGACACCTCATTCACGCTTGCTCTCTGGCTCTCAGCCACAGATATGAGCGAAGACCTTTGGGTAGTTGCGAAAGGAGGGAACAACGACCCGGTCTTTTGCGAGTACCTGGTGCAAAAGACCGGGTCGTTGTGCCGATTCGGAGTCGGAAGCTTCCCCGGACTTGTTCAGGCATCCTATCCTGACAACGCAGACTTTCATTTATTGGTTTGCTGGCACGACGCAGACGCAGACACGCTGAATATTCAGATAGACAATGGCGCGACGGTCTCAGTGGCCTATGGCGCAGGCACGCAAAATACAGGCACGAGTTTTCTCGTGATGCGGGATCCGGACGGAATGCAATCTTCGCTCATAACAGGAAGCGCAATCGTGGACGAGTTGGGATTCTGGAAAAGAGTGCTGACAGTCGACGAACGGTCGCAGTTATGGAACGGCGGGGACGGGTTGAGCTACCCCTTTGAGAACTAATTATGGGAACGCTGGGAGAGATGAGAGTCAGAGCCGCGAAGACTCCTGCAGGAGCCGGAGTCGATAAGGTGCTACTCGACGGCTATGTCAATGGTCGCTACAGAGAATTTCTCGATAAGTATCCATGGTCGCGCCTCATCAAAACCGGAGCGCTCAACACTGTCGCAGTCTATGAGACGGGGACGATCTCAATCGAGAACGGAGCGACGAGCGGCACGGGAAACGGCACAGCTTTCACTTCTGCGATGACCGGGCGAAGGATTCGACCCGCGGGCCGAAACGAGATGTACATCTTCACTCACGTCTCACTGACGGACTTCACTATAGATCGAGCCTACGAGGGGGACGACATCGAAGGCGGCGGTTATAAAATATTTCAGAATATTTACGCGCTGCCCTCAGACCTCGACGCGCTCGAATCGATCAAAGCGCCGGGAGCGAAAGACGACCTCGATCAGATCGAGCGCGAAACTCTCGACCGTCTCAGCCCGGATCGGGAGCAGGTAGACCGGCCCCGCATGTATGCCCCTTATGATGATGAGAACGATTCGTCGCCGCTTCCGCAGGTTGAGTTGTATCCCATACCTCGACTCGCTGAAGGGTTGACTATTCGCTACAAGCGCACGGTCGCGCGGCTGACTGCACCGACTGAGAGCTTTCTTCCGTGGGTCAACGAGGAGTGCATATTCGCAGGAGTCGAAGCCGACCTTAAAAAGCTTGGCGGCGACCTCGTGGGGTATAAGGCCGACGAGATACGGTTTAACTCGTTGCTCCAGGACGCGATCAGGCTTGAGACCACGCGCGACGTGCCGACTCAGATGGTGATGGCCTCAAGGTTCACTCGCCACAGGCGCGCACGAGCTTATGGCAATGATGGCGATGACCTGCGCAACTGGCTCAGAAGAAGCGATTGAGTCTGGCGCTTGCTCGCAATGTCCCAAAGCCCCCGGCGACTAAGCCGGTGGATTTTTCGCAGCTACAAACAAGAGTCAAGGAAAGACTCGACGAGCCGAGTACGCCGGTCTACTGGACGGCTGCCGAGATCAAAGAGGCGATCAATAAGGCGCAGCGCGCCTTTTGCCTTTTGACGCTCGCGGTCGAGCGCACGGCTTCCTTCAATCTCACCGCGAATACCGCCTTTTATTTGATCAGCGAGCAGATAGAAGACTTTCTCGTGCCGCTGCGCGTCACCGCATCGGGCGCGCGAGTTCTCCCTTTCACAATTCATGAACTCAATCTTTCGAGTCTCGTCTGGCGCACGACGACAGGCACGCCGACGAGATACGCCCAACTCGGCTTCGATCTGCTGGCCATCTCGCCAGTGCCGGCGGGCGCGGGCGCAAGCCTCGCGATCACTTATGCCGCGTCGCCTGTGACACTCACGGGCAACGGCGATATGCCGGAGATTCCCGAAGAGCATCACCCATGCCTGATCGATTACGCGATCTGGTGGCTCAGAGCGAAAGAGGGAGGGCAGGAGTTCGCAAAGACGACCGACGGACTGAAGAGCTTTCTGGATAGCGCGCAGATGTACGCGGAGTTTATGCGTGCGCGGTCGAAGGGCCAACTCTACGACCGGCAGCCGTTTGATTTATCGAGTTTCGACCGCGGAAGATTGCTCAAAGTCGCGCTCAAACCGGCGCGACCAAAACCGGAGACAGGTTCACACTGCAATAGGAGAAAAAAGAAAAAAGGATAGCCCATGCCGCTCGACATCAATGATCTTCTATCGAACCTGCTCGGCCCGCTTCACTCCGATTCTTTCGCGAATCTCGTGTGGTGGTCGGAGGGCGAACTCACGCGCTTTTTCGACGAGACCGTAAAGCGGCTCGGCTATCGCGCGGGTGTGTTCGCTGCAAGAAACACCAACGGGGTGACGCTCGTTGCGGGGACAGCTACCTACGCGCTGCCAGCGCGCACGATAGATGTGCTGCATGTTTCACTCTCCGGCGCGCCGCTCATCGCAAGCTCGACGAGCGAACTGGAAATGCTCGACGACACATTTCAATCGACCGAGGGAACGCCTTCTTACTGGTACGCAGATCGAAGCGGGCTGAAGATCGGCTTCTATCCTGTCCCGAACACAGCGGCTGGGGGACTGTCGCCTGAACTGATCATTCATCAACTGCCGGAAGAACTCGACGAGGCGCACGTGGTCGATGAGGTTCCCGTGCCTGCGCCCGTCGGCGACTATCTGGAAATGGCTGTGTTGATGCGCGCCTACGCGAAGGAATCGGACGCCGCGCTCCCGGAGGTCGCGGCGAATCTGCAACAGATGATCGCGCTCGTCGAGCAGGCGATGAGGGGACTTTACGGAGAGGCTCAATAGTGGCTTACAAGAAGGAAAAAGCGCGGATACTGGCAGGCTCGATCAACTGGCTCGCGCCTCGCGACCTGCTGCCCGACGGCGACGCGCTCAACCTGACGGGATTTAGAAGCGATCAACTCGGCGCGCTGCGCTCTCGCTTCGGCTCGACGCTGGCCGGGACTGCGAGCGGAGCCATTCGGTCGCTGATCAAAGCTCTGGGGCTTCGCTATCAGGGCAGCACATCTCTCTTCCGGGATTTCGCTGCTGTAGACGCAGGGTATTCGGGCGAGCCTATGGGACTGGCCGACTTCCTTGATTACCTCTGGGTGATGGATTCGTCGCGCCGACGGAAAGACAACGGCTCAGACAATTTTCAATGGCACATCGATCCGCCCGACTCGCCCCCGACTGTCGAATCGATCACGGAACTTACTACGGATGTCGCCACCTTCGACGACTCTGAAGGATGGACGGTAAGTCCATCAGGTTCGGAATCTTTCGACGATACCGAGAAAAAGGAGGGGACGCACGCGCTGTTGATAGAAGCCATCGCAGACGAAAGCTATCAACTCGACCTGGCGGCTTCTCCTGATCTGAGCATGGTGGGCAGCGCAGAGCAGGACATAGAGGATAAATTCCGCATCTGGATTTATGCATCGAAGTGGAAGCGGCTCGAATCGATTACGCTTCAGGTCGATGTCGATGACGGCGAGTTCGGAACAAACTTCTACGAGGTGATACTGCCTCACTCATTCCTCAAAAAACGCGGCAAGGGATGGGCGCGGATAGAGATTCGAAGATCCGAGAAGTCGGACGATGCGCTGCCCTTCTTCAAACGAACAGGAGGGGATTCGACGAAGGACTGGTCGACGGTGGCTGCTCTCCGGATCATTTTCGACACGCGCGGCGACGTGGATGTGCGCTTCGACGACTGGGAGGTGTTCGGCTCGCTCGACGGCACACTCGAAGGCGAAGACATCCAGTATGGCTACACATTCTTAAACGACGATGAGCATGAGTCGTCGCTGTCGGAGTTGAGCGCGAAGACGGCTTTCAACCGGACGGGCGCGCGCATTTCCGGCTTTGCATCCAGCCCCGACGCGCAGGTAACACAGATGCACATCTACCGCACCGGCGGCAAGCTGGGCGGAAGAATCTGGAGAGTGACCGAAAGTCCTATCGATATCTCGGAGACGGAGTATGACGATCTGCTGTCGGACGCCGACGCTATCGCGCTCGGCTTCGAAGCGCCGCTCGATAACGATCCGCCCCCGGCGGCACAGGTACTTGTAGGGCCATACCTCGGACGGCTCATCGCCTTCGGCGGCGCGAGAATGTACTGGTCGAAGCTCAACCAGCCATGGGCCTGGCCGGGGTCGGACTCGGAAGTGGGCAACCATGCGCCAGTAGGAGACAGCGGCGAGGACGTGGTGGCCGCAACGATGCGACCGCGCTTCATCCACATCTACAAAGAGAATACGATCTGGCGGCTCGTCGGCGACCCGGACGATATCAATGGAGAGCTTGAGATAGTCAACTACAACTATGGCGCGGTCGGGCCGCAGGCCGTCACTCATGCCGGAGGGGTGGATTACTTCGTTTCGAAAGAGGGAGTGTACGAGTTCGACGGTCAGAGCGCGCGGAAAATCTCAGATAAGATCGATCCTATATTCAAGGGGCAGACGGTCACGCTCGCAACCGGCGTAACCATCTCACCCATCTCGGCGAGAGACAAAAGTGTTCTGGAATTCGTAAACGGCAGGCTCTACTTCTCGTATGCGACGAGCGGAGGGACGCCGAACCGGACGCTGGCGCTCGATCTGGCAACGGGCAGATGGTACTCAATCGATCTGGGATACTCGGCGCTCTACTACGAAGGCGCGAACGGCGATCTGCTGGGGGGCAAATCCACCGGAGCCGTGCATGCTCTTGAGACAGGGACGACTGACGCAGGCAGCGCGGCCATCAATCTCGATTTTTTCTCCAGATATTTCGACGCCGGCGCAAACGACACGAAAAAGACCTTCGAGGATGTGACCATCGATGCCGACCCCGGAGGCGCGACCCTCGCGGTGACGCTCTATCTCAACGACGGCGCATCGAGCATCGCTTTAGGCAATCTCACAGGGAGCGGCAGACAGCGGTTTGTTTTTCAGATAAACAGCGGGGACGGGGTGCAGGCTTATAACGCCGCGGTGCGGATCGCCGAGGCTGCCTCTGCGGAAGTCGTAATCAATGATGTCGTACTCAACCACTACTTCGAGGCGCGCCAGGGCAAATCATTCGACACCGATGAGCAGGATTGCGGCACGGTGAAGATGAAGAAGATTCGCGAGGCCCAGATCGATCTGGAGAACGCCACGACCGTGACTATCGATCTGCTGACCGACCAACCCGGCGCGCAGATGACCGTCCGGCAGAGTCCGACTGTAGCGAGCGGCACGGGAAGACGCAAAGAGCATGTAGTCTTCAACGCCGACTACATCGGTCATCTCATCCGCAACCGAATGAGCGGTTCGGATTTTCATGTCTACGGCCTGCGATGGTTGATTCAAACTTACGGGACTTATTTGCTGGGAGGCGAGGGCGAGTTCTGGTTTTCCAACGTGATCGATTTCGGAAGCGAGCGAGTGAAGCTCATCAAAGAGATCGAGATCGTGTACGACATGGCGGCGGGCGCGGCCACTTTCGTCGTGCAGTCTGATCAACCCGGAGGGGCGCTCACACAACGCGACTCGCAGAATCTCGTCACCACGACGGGCGAGAGGTCGCTCAAGCTCCGCTACGATGGCACGCTGAAGGGGCGACTCTTCACCTTCAGGGCGACGCCGAATAGTTCGGCAAATCTCATAATCGAGTCTATCCGGGCGTGGATAAAACTTTTGGGCGAGCCGAACGCTTCGCCCTGGACATGGGTCGATCTTCCGGTCGAAAAGACTCAGGATGCGATCTGGTTCGATGTGCAACTCCCGACGGATGAGGTCGGGTAAGGAGTGATGCGGAGCGACCGCCGAGATTACTATCAGGGTCGGAGTCGATCCTACGGTTTGACGATGAACAACAAACGAAAACTACAGGCATTCTCGACCGAGCCGATGCGACTCAGCGAGATGGCTACTATGGCCGAAATGGTGGAGGCGTTCAATGGCCTTCTACGCCAGCAGCATGAGTTCAACAAGCGAATCGTCGAGCAGGCCGACGCTCAGGCTGGAATCAGAGGCACGGTCGTCGCCGCGCGGCAGACGAAGCGCGACACTCGCAATCTGAACATGCCATCAATCTCGCTCGACGGCGGGCGCGGGGCGGACTGCGACGATCCCGTAGACGACATGGACATAGTAAACCTCCGCACGCTGAAGCGGCTTCTCAAATGCTCGAATCTGGTGAAAATTCTCGACGGCTGCCTGGAGTTTGACGAGATGATCGCGGCTTTCGCGGGCGGCGATGATGACGACGACGATGGCGGCGATGGGGGAGGCGGCGTCGGCTGTGCGCCGGCGACGTTCGAACACCGGCTTGAGATAGATACGGGACTCACGAGCGTCGAGCAGGTCAGAGTTTTGAATGAGTATGTCTTTGTCGCGGGCGTAGAATCGTCTGACCCGACAGTGCAATCGTACCGCATCAGAGAGGATGGATTCTCGCTGCTCGACTCGCTGGTTCTCAGTCAGGAGATACGCCGCTTCGTTCTGCACGGGCAGATAATCTACGGCTGCCGCGACGGGGCAGATTCGCAGAACCTGTTGTCGATCAGCGTCCGAGACCCATGGAATCTCGCTGAACTCGGCTCGCTCGATGTCGGGTTTGCTGCGCAGGGCTTATATGCGCAGGGCGGATATCTATACGTCGTGGGAGACGAGATTGCTGTCGTCAACATCACGAACCCGGAAGAAATGGTCAAGGTGAATTGATGTTGCATGTAATCACAGTTGTTTACAACCCATGCGGATTTCGCTCACGATACGAGAACTATGCGCGGTTTTGTCAGATGATAGCAGCGAGCGGCGCAACACTGTGGACTGTGGAATTAGCAATAGGCGATCAGCCTTTCCGTATAGCTAATTCCGAATATGTGATCAGGCTCAGGTCTGATCAGGCTCTTTGGTATAAGGAAAACCTTATAAATATAGCTCTCAAGCGATTGCCCCAGGATTGGAGCTATGCGGCATGGGTTGATGCCGATGTCCATTTTGCCAGACCGGATTGGGTCGAGCAGACGATCAGGTCGCTCGGCGATTGCAAAATCGTGCAGATGTTTAGCGAATTCATCGCGCTTGATCCTGAGAGCCGGGTGGACGGGCTGATATGCCCATCGTTTATGGCCGCTTTTCATGCAAAGCGGGATGGACGTGTTATTCCCGGCAGGAGTTTTACGGGGCGGATGCCGCCCGGAGGGGCATGGGCGATCCGCAGAGACGCTTTCGATGCTATCGGCGAGATCGGGGATATAGGAATTGCCGGGAGCGGCGACGATCACATGGCGCATGCTCTGGTCGGCAGAGTGCGGGCGAGTTTGCCGAAAGGACTGTCGACCGGTTATAGCGATTACTGGCTGGCATGGCAGGAAAAGGCCGCCAACGCCATTGGAGCCGGGGTGGGCGTAGTCGAGGGGCTGCTACTGCATTACTGGCACGGCAATTATGAGTCGAGACAGTACCGACAGCGATGGGCGATACTGATTCGCAACGAGTTTGACCCCGTGGTCGATCTGTATCGATCGACGACAGGTCTTTTGCGGCTCACTGACCGCCGCCCTTCCATACAAACCGAGTTGCTTAGATATTTCGAAAGCAGAAACGAAGACTCACTAGACATGGCCGGACCGAAAAAGCGCATTCACCCGGATGAGGTTTACATAAGGAGATAAAAAATGGCCTGCGGTCCTGATTGCAACCCTGTGCTGCTCAGTGAAACTCCCGACCCGGACGGCGAGCCTGTTCGTCAGTTTTTCGTCTCGGACGAAAGCGACTACCTATGCTATAACAACGGCTCGATTCATAAGTTTGATATTACCGACAAATCGGCCCCGTCTCTGCTGGGCTCGCTCGCTCTTTCGTTCAACCCCACGCTCGGCATGTCGAATATCGGCTCGCTCCTGTTCGTTATGGAAACCCACGAACACCCTGTGACCGGCAACGCCGTCTGCGTAATCTATTCTGTTGATTCGACCGCAACGCCTCCCGCCCCGATCAATACCCACACCGAAAACCGGATTAACACGTTGACCGAACTGGCGATGCATGCCCAGGACGCGGGACGCGGTTCGTTGTTCATTCAGTGGTGGCATCATTTTTTTGATCTTACTGGAAACAATGTGGATGTATTCCATTACTTCACTAGCTTTCCCTCCGAGGGGGGAAGCGCCGGGAGAGCTTCACCTGACGCTCTGGTCGATACAAGCTGTCATCCCGTCGTATATATAGCTGTCGATCCTGACAGCGGCGTTCTATATACGATAGGACAAAATGTCGAAACATCGCAGGGAACGGTAGTTATTTACAGTGTGGACGGGGGAGGAATCACAGAACTCGGACATGTGGATTTAGGCGCAGGGGTCGACATTCTTGCAGTTACAGAAATAGCCGGCATTCCCGACCCCATCACTGATCTCGGTCAGGTCTCGGTCGAAAACGGCTATCTTTACATTCCTGTCGAAGACAATGGAGCAAAGTCTTTCGCTATAGTAAACGCGCAAAATCCTTCGTCGCCTTTCCTCGAATCCATCACCGAAGTAGATGGCTCTATCGGAACCGTTTTAGGCTGCTTCGCTCGTGGCGGGAACCTCTATCTGCATAACGCAGGCGACGGGGCATCCCAGCTTGAAATATGGAATATCACCAACAAGTCGCTGCCGACTGTATGCAAGATCGTAGAGGAGGAGGGAGGCTACTACGGCCTGACGCCGACCCCAGCCATCTATGCAGAAGGGGGGTATATCTACGTCGGCTTTTCGAGCAGCTTCCGCATCTATGCCGCTCAGACCTGCCTTGCTACGAGCGACATCGAGGGCGGCGCATCCTGTTTCGCCCTCGGCGGATATCTCTTCGTTGCCGACAATGCGGACTCTTCGCTCAAGATATTCGATGTATCGGATCCGACCGCACCGAGCGGAGTAGCAAGCCTGTCGTTGCCGTCCGCGCCCGAAGATGTGATCGTCGCCGATTCAATCGTCTACCTCGTAGCGGCTGAGACCGTCTATGTGGTGAGCATTGACGACATAGAGAACCCGGAGTTGATCGCTACCAGAGAGGGAGGCGCGGAACAGTTCGTCGGAGCGAGCGGAGGGATGATCTTCACAAGCGGCGAGCGTGTGAGAGCCTACAGGCTCAAGCCGGATGAAAGCGATTTGCGCATCGCGGGCAACCTTGAAGCTCCAAACGGCGCGACGGGCGGGATGGATTTCACCCGGAGCCGCATCTTCTTTGCCGACGTGCCGGACGAAGGCACATGCATGCTTCGCAGCTACACTCTCGGCGGCATCAACTGCCATCACATCAACGCGGGCAGCCTGAGCGGAGAGCAGATCGACGCCGAACTCATCCGCGCTCGCCATGTGCGACTCAAGGGCGATGTGATCGCGAACTCCGCTACCGTCGTAGGAGACATCTCCGGCGAGGCGCTCGTCATTCGGGATGAAACCGGCGCGCTCTGGCGGGTAACAGTGGTCGGCGGAAACCTGACCCTGACCGAGATACCATAGGTTACAGGTGACAGGGAACAGGGGACAGGCCCGGAGATTTCCCGCCTGTAACCTGTCACCTGTAACCTGTTCCCTAGGTTACAGGTGACAGGGAACAGGGGACAGGCCCGGAGATTTCCCGCCTGTAACCTGTCACCTGTAACCTGTTCCCTACTCCGACCACCGACCACCGCTCCCAGAAAGTGTTCTGTCGCGGCGGTCCAGGTGATAATATCGGAACCGTCCACATCTTTCGTGAGAGACCCCTTCTGGTTGACCATGATCGAAGCTCGAAATCCTTTTCCATTAGAGTCTTTGCCCGATGTGTGGGAGTGGACGCTCGCTGTGCCGCGCGCGACGAGAGACGACTTCTCGCCGCAGACGCTCGAAGAGTTTCTACTCAACCAGATCGAGCGCAGCGATGATCTATATACATGGGGCATCTACCGCGATGAGGAAATCGGCGGCATAGTCTGGGTCGAGCAGGTCTCTCCTATAGTCGTCGCCGCGCACTGCCTGTTTAAGAAAAGTTTTTACGGCCACAGGACGACTATACCCGCGCTCAACCAGATCGCTGCCAAGCTTTTCGCCGCGGGCTTTGAAAAGATACAGATGCCCACCTTCGCGGATAACCACGCAATACGCTCGCTCATCAAAAAACTGGGCGGCAAGCAAGAGGGCTTACTGCGCAGACACACCCGCCGCGACGGGCAGCCCCTTGATGTCGTGATTTTCGGTTTACTGAAAGATGAATGGACAGGAGAACCATCACCTCTTCACCTCATCGCCTCTTCACCTCATCAGATTGATCAGCCCCCACACGAAGAAGGCGACGTATGGCTGGACCGCTTATCGGCTTAGGCTCTTCGATACTCGGCGGAATACTCGGAAGGCCGCGCTCTCAAAATACAAAATCGCACTCGGAGACGACGACGACTAACACCCCGATCTATGGGCCGAAGGGGAGAAAGTTATTTCGGAAGACCGGCAAGGCTCTGCTGGGGCTGATCGAAAACCCGACCATCAACGAGGGTCTCAGGCTCGAAGGACGCCGCGAGATTGGAGATATTTTCAATCAGCAGCAAAACCGTCTCGACTCCATACTGGCGTCGCGCGGATTCGGCGGGAGTGGCAAGGCGAACCTCAACATGCTGCAACTGGAGCGAGGCCGCGCCGACGCGCTCTCGCAGAACGAATCGAAACTCTATCAGGACGCGCTCGACCGCCAGATGCAGGCGTTAGGGCTGTCTACAGGCTTCTCTCGGCCAATTGGCTTCGATACGCGTTCAGTGACCGACTCTGAAGGCACTGTGCCGGGTATGGGAGTCGGGCAGGCATTCGGGCAGGCGATAGGCAGCGCGGGGTCTGATATCTCAAGCTGGCTCATGCTACAGCAGATAATGAACCAGCAGCGGGCCAGAGACTTGCTCTACTCATAACTCGGTTGAAGTCCCCCAGAGATTTTGAGATGCCATACGGTTATGATCCTTTCCCCGGCGGCGGGATGACCGGCGCACGTCTTCGTGCGCTTGAGATGTATCGGATAATCCAGAGCTTGAAGAATGGCGAGGAGGATCGCAGGCGCGAGATAGAAAACGAGCAGTACAACCGGCAGTTCAGCGAGCGGCAGTTCGAGGCGACCGAGAAGCGATACGAAGCGGAGCAGGCGGAGCAGGCCGAGGCCCGCACATACGCGCGCAAGAAGGATGCCTTCGAAGAAACGCTCAAGATGACCGGAGCCGGAGCCGGAGCATATTCCGACCTCGGCGATTTTTTCTTCTCGAAGGAACGCGGCCCCGCCGTCGAAAGTCCTGCCGGACAGGGCATCTATCGACTGCCTTCTTACGAGCAGAAGCAGGAGGCCGACGAACGAGCGCGGCGGGCTGCAAAGCCGCTTGTGCGGCTCACGCCGGAGATCGCTCGAATGCTGGGCAAAGATCAGGCGACCGAAGACGAGATAAACGCCCTCAAGAAACAGTATGAGATCGCCAACCCTGATCTTCACCTGGTCACGAACACCGACGACGATGGCAACGTCACCGTCACCGCCGTAGACAAGAAGTCATTCAAGCAGGTCGGGCAGATGGGACTCGGCAGGGTTGGCAAGTCACGCACGGCAGCCGATTCGGAATCCGGTGTCCCGGATAAGGCGCTCAAAGCGGTGGGCAATCTTCAGGCCATGATTGATGAATCGGATGGAAGCGACTTTAAGAAGATTATAAACCAGGGGAAGCTGCTTCAATCCGCCTACCCCGGTCTGGTCGAGTTCGGAATCGGCAATGGGGGATGGCCCTACGTGAAGATACTGGAGCGCGCGAGCAACGGGCAGCTGAAAGTCGGAGAGGTCAGATCGATCAAGGGGCGGCGCATGAGGATCACCAGAATCTACCCCAACGGCAAATTTGACGCGGAGCCTGTCGAATGAGCGACGGACAATACACACTCGACGATCTTGACTACGAGAGCCTCGGCGAGGAGCCGATGAGAACGATTCAGCGCGAGGCGCTGCGCTTCGGACTTAGAGTCACCTCCACACGCAGATCGCCAGCGCGCAACCGAGCGGTGGGCGGCGCGAAGAATTCCTTCCATCTCTCCGGGCAGGCCGCCGATGTGAGCGGCGATCCGAACAAGATGGCCGAATTCTATCGCCACATGCGGGCCACCTATGGCCCCGACCTGGCAGAGCTTTTCTATGACTCGGAGGGAGGCTACAAGCGCGGCTCCGATATAGGAGCCATAGGGAAACACTCCGACCACGTGCATGTCGCTTACAAACCAGATGGTCGTCGCGGACGCCCACAAGGAAAGTTCTCAACCGACGATCTGGACCCTATAGACCGCGCGCTAGTCGGGACCGCCTTCGATACGGCGACGAGCGACAGGCAGCAGAAGCCGACCGCGAGCCTCGACGAAGCGATGCGAAATCTGTTCGGCCCGCCTCGGCCAGACCCGCGATCAGTACATACGTCCGCACCTTCAGACCCGTACAGCGCGGCAGTAGATGAAGTCGCGCAGGCGACGGGGATGGGCGAAGAATTCGCGCGGGCTTTCCTTGCGAGCAAGCACGGGCAGAGGAAGTATCCGGGGCTGATGATCCCGGCGCGATCAGAGCCGACTGTCTCGACCGCGCCGCGCGATCTGTTCGAGTCCGCCATGACGGGCGCGCCGGTGCAGGCTCCAGTCACAATGCCTTCGGTCGGGCGTAGAGTCGCTAGTCGGGACTACCCTCCTCGCGCGGGCGTTTTGTCGCACAGCGCGCAGGCAGAGCCTGTAAGAGAAGAAGAAACCATCAGCGCGGGCGGCTTCCCTGATCAGATCGGCCCGGAAGTCGAAGGCGAGTTGTACGGCGCGTGGTATGCTGCTCACAAAGAGGGCAACGTCGAAGATGCGGGCCGACTCGCTCAGACTTACCTCTCAGCGTTCCCCAAAGGTCAGTACGCAGAAGCGATCAGAAATCAATTCCGTCGCGGCGCGCCGGCTGCTGATCCGCGAGAGACAGTCACCATCGATCTTGGTGAGTACGTCCGCCAAGGCGATGCTCCTACAGCCGATGAAGTGGCGAAGCGGATTTACAATGCGCTCGGATTCACCGACACGGAAGCCGAAAAG